ATTAAAACTAAACCTTCTCACGCTAAGCATCGTGGTGTATTCGTATATGGTCGTGGTGTAGGAGGCTCTTTACGTGGTCTGCATCCAGATTTAGTAATCGTGGATGATATACACGGTGATAAACCTTCAGATGTTGGTGTAGTGAAAGATTATTTCTTTTCGGTTATTTTGCCGATGTTAGGGCCTATTGGCAGTAAGATTGTGATCATTGGTACGCCTATATCATACGATGATTTGTATGCTGACTTACAGGCGAGTAATGTGATTCCTGTTAAGAAATATCCTGCTATTAAACCGAATGGTGAGATTTTGTGGAAGGAAGTCTGGACACGAGAAGATTTGGAGAAGAGACGCAAACTTGATGAAGAACGTTTTGCTAGAGAATATTTGTTACAACCGAAAAGCAGTAAACAGAATTTCTTCCCAATGGAAGCTATATACAAAGCGTTGAATTATGAACGTCGGTTAGGTGTTGTACCAAACGAGCAGCTTAAAGATATTGTGATAGGTGTAGATTTTGGATTTGCTGATGACTCACGTGCGAGTTATACAGTCTGTACAGTTTTAGGTTTGATGTTTGATAACAGACGGGTGATTCTGGATATACATCGTGAAAAAGGTATGACCATGTTACAGATCGAATCCATATTGAGACAGTTGCAGAGTAGATATTCCGCTACACGTGTAATAGCAGAAGCTATTGGGCCTCAGAAGATAGTAGCCGAAAAACTCAAGGATCAGTTTGAAGTGGTGGAAGTGATGACTACCAAGCAGCATAAATACGATATGTTAGGTCGATTACGATTCGATTTAGAACGTGGAAACATAATCATCCCCGCTGATATACATGATAAGTATACACGTGAATTGAAAGATGCATTGTTACAGGAGCTGTCAGGATTCATCATGAAAGAAGGTAAGTTAATGAGTTTAGCTAAACATGATGATATGGTTATGAGTTTAGCTTTTGCTAATTATTACTTTTCTGAGCATGAAAATATGTACGATTTACTTCAACATTCCTGTAATGTGATGGTTTCTGGTGAATCTAGCTCACGAATTGAAGGTTATTGCAAAGATAATGATGATGGAGATGCTTGGTTAGGGAGCTGGTTGGATTGGTGAACTCATGGTTAGATGAAGATGCTCAATTATGCATTACGATAGATGTTTTGTACGATTTCTTGTTTATGATGCTGGCATGGTTTCTGATACCTGCTGAATTAGAAGCAGCATTATTGAATTCTGGGCGTGATATCTGGATACAGGATTCTGAGTGTCGAGAGCTTGAGATAAAAGGAGTTGATTTTTGATGCCTAGAAAACGGCGAATAGATATTATAGCTGATCGTATTGACAAGATAAGCACATATCGTAAATCATCTGAACCTGGTACATATTTTGTTGAAACAACATTAGATTCCTGGATATGGCGTATACAGTTACTCAACAAAATTGAACGTCAAATAGATGATCCACGTATACGTAAAGCTGTACGTTATATCGCTTTCGCTTTGATAGGTAATGGATTTTACATGTATGTTGTAGATACAAGTTTACCCAGATTAGAAGATATAGCATTTGCATTAAGGCATTTGGAGCATGAGCAGTTAGCAGACACTTTGATCGATCTTTCACATGATGCCAGATTATCCGAATACAAACTGGATGTTTTGATTTCCAGTACTCACAGTCGAAAAGCTAAGCAGTTGTTACGTGAAGCGAAAAAGACAGTGTCCAGACATCAGCAGTTGCAGCAGGAATTAAAGTACTTTTATGAACAAATAGATTTGTGGAATTGTGTATATATGGGTATTCGAGATGCTTTATTGTATGGTGATGCGTTCTTTGAAAAGGTGTATTCTCCACAAGAGTTAATAGCTTTGATCCCGTTAAATATACGCAGGATTATACCCAAAATCGATAAAAAAGGCACGATAGTAGGCTGGTATTACTTAGATTCAGCAGATTTTGATACAGCGACAGTGTTTCAACCGTATCAGGTAGTTAGATTCTCAACAGATAAAACACATCAGGATATTGGAGAAGGGTTATTGATCAGTAATGTACGAATCTTGAAGATGGTACGTGATATGGAACGTGTGTTGATGATTACACGTGAAGCACGTTCCCGTGTTATACGTGTACATTATCCGGATTTCTCGAATGTAGGAGTAGGTTATGGCAGACAGCTGTCCGATCGAGAAGTAGAAGAGTACAAAGATAGAGTACAGAAAACACTGAGACGAAGTATCGATGCAGATATCTATTCATCGGGATTATGGCGTGTGGATGTACTGCCAACAGACGCTACTCCGTTTACCAGAATAGATGATATCAAACATTTCCATCAGTTGTTGGAGATGGGCTTGTTGTTACCTGTTGGTGTATTGGATTCTGGTGAAAATGTTAATCGTGCAACACTGGATTTACAGCTAAGATTCCTGAAAGGATACATCAACATCCTGAAACAGGAAGCGATTAAAGCGATGAAGGATGTAACGTATACACATTTATACCTGAAAGGTGAAGATATTGACAACATAGATGTTCGTATCACTATACCTGATACTGGACTACTTGATTTGGTAGAAGCCAGTCAGGTGATTACAAGGATTAACAACAGATACAACAGATTCCCGAAACCATATCTGTCTATGTTACTTGGTCTTGATTGGGATGATTATATCAACTTCAGAGATATTGAGTTACAAGACTACGAGAAGGAGTTACCAACACCATCTGAATTGATGGCCTTGAAGGGCAAGTACTTCCCAGAGTTTGAGATTGATGGAGGTGAATCGTAATGGCTAGATATGTTTCTCCCAAAGTGGTTAATTCCCCTAAATCTGATAATTCGGCATGGAACTGGGATTGGGCACGTGATGGTAACACTTTGCTGAATCAAGGTGGTTGGAAACTGCTTGGCAAGGCTTGTGCAGTGTACACCACAAATGGATTAAAGGTGCTCTGACTGTTGTTTGGGGTGGATGTCGTGCAGCTATGCAAAGGCTGAGAGCTACGAAGATACCTTTGGATGCGAAACGGAAAGCGTATAACCATCTTGCAGCACATTATCGTGGTGCGTTTGGTAAAGAGCCACCGAAGTTTAAAGAAGTGCTCAATCCTGATGAACAGGCTTTGTTTGAAAGTCTGTTCGATTTGTACCGACTGGTTGTGAAAGAAGTAGCGAATCGTGTAGCGGAAGAGCTTGGTGTTGAAGCAAATGTTGTGGAACAGTATATCGATTTGATGCAGAATATAGATTTCGCAAATGCAGAATCTTTGCAGGATGTGATATCTAATAATGCAAAACAAGTAGCAGAAGATATTAGTTCACTTCTAAGATAAAACGATGTACGTGTAAAGGTGGTGATATGAATGAGCACGTATTTGATCGACGAAGCTAAATCCGTATACGCAGAAGTAACTGAGAGTCAATTCACAGAATCAACAGAGAAAGATATTTCTAAGATACGTGGGATATTTCTGAAAGCTGATTTAGTGTCATATAACAACAATTACTATTCCGAAGAAGTGGTTAAACAGTTTGTGGATCAGATAAACAGGCAAGAGTTTTTGATCACGATGATGACATCGCATTGGGATAGTTCGGTACTGGATATAGTTGCCAAAGTAACCAAAGCGTGGTATGACGAGAAGACGAAAGAAGCGTGGTTTGAAGCAGAGTTTGCCGATACAGATGCAGCTAAACAGGTAAAGAAATTGATTCAGCAAGGATTTGTGAAATATGTGTCTGTGTTGTATATCGCAAAACGTATAGATCGTAGAGAAATGGATGGAAAAACGGTTAATGCAATTTTGGAAGGGGAGCTTTTACGTATTGATTTTGTTGATAGGCCTGGCGTGCCGGTTGCTAAGATCACTGATTATGAACGTTTACTGAAGCAACCCAAAGAAGTAAGGAGGGATGATCATATGCAAGAACAGGAATACAAAGCTCAGCTTGATGCAGTACGTAAAGAATTTGAAGAGTTGAAGTCCAAACTCGAAGAGACTGAGCAGAAGTTGAAGGAAGTAGAAGAAGCCAAAGCTCAGCTTGAGTCTGAGCTGGAGACTAACAAGAAAGAAGTCGAATCTTTGAAGGAAATAATCGATGGTCTTTTTGGTCATGCGTTGTCTCAGGTTAAAGCCAAACTGTTGGAGAAGTACAAAGAGTATCAGAAGTCTCCTAAGATTTGGAAGCAGATAGAATCTGCGCTTGAAGACATCGAACTTGGTGAAGAGAAATCGCTTGATGTGCTGAAGGCATTCGAAGAGAATGCTGAACAGCGCATAGGTTCCATACTGGATGTGGTTAAGGAATTGGAAGAAGAGATACGCAACAAGATGCTTGAAGAGAACAAGCCTACGAAGGAGCAGTTGCCGAAGGAAATTAAAGAGAAACTTCAAGATACATCGGATATAGACAAATTTATTGATGAAGTATTGGAAGAAGCAGGCCTTATACCGTCTAAAGGCCAAGATCAAGAGTGAGGAGGTGCGATAAGTATGCTTACTAAAGAACTTCGAGAATTCGTTAAAGTACAGCTTGAGAAGATAGATCAGCAGATAAAGAGCGAAGCTGATCAGATATCGCAGACAAGCGATATACCTGTTGATTTGAAGGCAAAGGTTAGTAAGAAGGTTATTCCTGTTGCTTTTGCAAAGTCTGTTATAGTGAATTTGTTTGATACATACAACATGACCAATCCTGTGGAAAGAATACCCAAACTGAGTTTTGTTAAAGAAGCAACCACGGCAGTGGTGGATGAAAACTCTGCTATAACGACATCCAAAGTTACGGCTGATTACATTACTTTGCAGCCTGTTAAGTTTGCGTTGAGAAGTATAATCACTTCTGAAATGCTCGAAGATAAGAATGAAGCCAACTTGAAGATGCTCGATCTGGTGCTTAAGTACGATGCTCAGAGTATAGCCAACGAGATAGACCAGAAGCTGATGGCTTTGATCAACGCTGCGGCTGTTGCTGGAGACGTGTGGTGGGATTTGAACATACCCAGCAATTGGGCAGATACTCATCCGTCTATGGAGTATTATGATACTCTGTTCGAGTCTCTGACTCAGGCTGCAAAGAAAGTGGCAGATAATCACTTTACTCCCGATACGATACTGGTTAATCCGGAGCAGGCATATCTGGTCAGCAGACTTGGAGGATTTACTGGTAATTTGGGCGATTTCGTTGGTAAACTCGGTCAGCTTGGTAGCTTTGGTGTGTACAGTTCTCCGTTTGCTAATGCATACAGGATATACGTCATGCAGAAGAAGATATTCGGCGTATTTGCTGAATATGTGCCTTTGCAGTATTCGGAGAAAGTGTACAATGCACAGTATGACCGCTGGGAAATGGTGATACGTGGTAGATTTGCTTACTTGGTAACTGTCGGGCAAGCGATTGCACGTGTACTTCTGTACAATACGTATGAGAATGAAGAGCCAACGGTTGGTGGAGATTTGACTGGTACTCTTGCTCATGCACCTGTGAAACCTGATAGTATCACCGCAACTGATTATAATTCTGGTACTGAAACTGGAACTAACCTGACTGTTGTAACTTGGGATAGCAGATTTGATGCAGAACCGACTCCTGGTGCTGGAGAGATTGCGATAGATATCGAAACTGGTGCATTCAAGCTCGGCGGAGCTTTGAGTGGAGATACACTCAGAGTAACTTACTCGGCAGTGCCTGTATCCACTAGCTGATGATACAAATTGAGAGTGGGGGCGATAAAGCTCCCACTCTTTTTCCTTCTTGACATCGGAGTAAATTTGTGGTAAAATCTGAACGAATTGAGGGGTAATTAACTTACATTGTGAAATATTGCGGTCAAAAATCTCATGAAAGGAGGTTACTTAATGCCAAAGAAATCTACAAGAAAACGCACAACTAGAAAGTCTACAACTAAGAAATCCACAGCTAAAGAACAGGAAACAAAGTCTTTGGAAGATTCAGAGGGAACAGTAGATACCACAACACAAGACGTGTCTTTAAAAGAGCAACCAGAAGTAGTACAAGGAAGCATACAAAAAGAGAATGTCTAAGACTATATACTTGTTTCCACAACCGGTTGTAACAGTATCTGAAGGTAAAGTAACACATTTGAAAAAGGAATGATGTGAATGTTTTTGAGTGATTACGTAACAGAAGTAAGAAATGAGTACCAGACAGATTTAACCGATGATGAAATCAAATATTTGATTCAAAAAGCGGTGGAACATTATTCACACTATGTTCCACGTAAAGTTTTGGAAAGTTTTTCTGATGTAAATGGTCAGCAAACGATATCTTTATCTTCTCCATTATACTCATCCAGAGTTGTGATAAAGACCACGATTAATAATATCGTGTACACGATTGATCCAACGGAGTATACTGTACACCAGTTAGACCAGGAAATAGAGTTTTCTTCTCCATTGAGTGTGGATAGTATTGATGTGTATTATTACACAAATCATACTTTAACAGATACGGAAACATCTATTCCAAAAGCTCATGAACGTGCGATAGTATATCTTACCTGTTATTTCATAGCTTTGAAGGAATGGTATCAGAACGACTTTATTCGTGTACTCGATAATGGTATTGCCAGAATTCAGTTTGATACTTCTCTTGCAAAAGATAAACCGAATGATTATTTGAGTATGTTCTTTCATATTATTCAATCTAGAGGACAAGCCGGTACACCAGTAGAGATGGCTGATTTGATGATTAACGATGCTAGTGATATTTGGTGGTGAATATGGGATACATTGAGAAATATGGCCAAGCTATGAAACAACTTCTCAAAGATGTTGGTACAACATGTGATATTTATGCACAAACCGTAACCACAGGAAGGTTTGGAGATAAGCAGTATTCATATCCAGACACACCAACATATTCGAATGTACCGATTGTATACAAAGAGCGAACTATTCCCAGAATACGAACTAATCTCCCAGCTATTGAGAAAGTACTTGATGCAGTGATCAGTACAGAAGATATGAATGGTAATGCAGTTACAGTAAACTTATATGACGAAGTGGAATTAAACAACCAGCGATATCGTGTAATATCCGTACTAAAGGATATTCGAGGATATGTAGTTGCTTTAGCTAGTAAGGAGGCTTAATAATGTTCAAAGTCAACATCACATATGGACAATATGGTGGAATGCCGTTGGAACAAAATCTAATACCAGTACAATTAGAAGCTGAACTACCAAGAGAGTTGTTACGTTCAGGTTTAGAAACATTTGCACGACAGTTTGTAAACGCTGCACGTAAGTTTGTAGAAATGTATCGAATATATGTACCTGTATATACTGGTAAAATGAAAGATGCAACGGAGATATGGTTTCCACCAACAGAGAACGAGTTTTTGGATTTGGTTTCAATACAGGCTAATCCTATTATTTTTCGCTTAGTGGTTAATGTACCTTATGCGATGTTGGTTGAAGCAGGACACGGCGGTCCGTGGCCAGCGAGAGCATATCCATTTGTACGTATATCGTGGAAGTATTCGTTTTATGATTTATTGGATTTACGATTACCTACAAGTTTCTTAACGATTTATTGGACGGTGATAGGGATTAAAGATGGTTCTTATGCTGGTTGGCGTGGAACGAATAAACTCGATTATACTCCAGTGTTACAACAGGAAGGTGCATAAGTATGAAGGAAGATATTTACTTAGAAGCGTTGTATAACCAGCTTGTGAATATTCTTGATACCGAATCAGATGCGCAGGTTTTTGCTCATCAACCAGAGATACAGGATATAAACACTTACTATGTTTGGACAGAGATTGTAAACGCAAGAGATGACTATTATGCAGATGCGTTAGATGTTGATTTTGAAATACACATTGTTGGGAAATCACTTTCTCGTGTATATGAGCTTGCTAATTTAGTGTATGATAATTTGAATAAACAACAGTTAACTTTATCAACTGGTACGAACATTATGACTGTTTTAGATCGACGGTATTATGCAGCTGTACGTGTTAGAGAAGAGTTTGTTATACGGTATATTATGGAAGGAAACGCAAGGGTGGTGTAATGTATGCTTAAGATGACAGATATTTTAACTACACTAAAACAACAATTAGAGTCTGAATTTCCAACAGCGAAGATATATACCAGCGAAGTGCAAGGACGTGCAGACGGCACAGCTTTATACATATACTTGTCTCCAGTAAATAGACAGCGTGGATATGAACTTTCGCATTACAGTGAAGGTATGAGTATACAGATAGCAGTGGAAACATTGTTTCGTACTCAAGATGATGATATCAATCTATGGGATGCGGTAGATAAGATTGTTGATATGTATGGTGTACCAAATAGCACATTGACCGTTTCAACCGATGAAGGAGATGTTAAGCTACGAATTCAAGGTACAACCGTGAAGTATATGCAAACTCCAGGGGTACGTCGACAAGAATTTTTGCATTATGGTATAGTAACGTTATTGCTTGAATTTCATGGATATAGTTAAGATAGAATGATGTGAAACAAACTTAATTGACACGAGATATGAGGAGGTGCTTATAATGGCTTTCATACAAGGTGCAAATTCTAAAGTTGTTATTCAAAGAGTAGGAGGGAGCAAAAAGATTCAACTCCCTATTACATCTGAAGCTTTGAATCCTGGTGGAACTTTTACTAACTCTAATGCTATATTTGGTAGTCGCGTACGTGGTATAGGCGCAAAGGTTAATCCTACTGCCGATGGATCAACCGATATAGAACTGTGGATGGGTGTTGTACCTATGATATTTTATGGGGCATTAGGTAGTCTTACATCTGATGGAGACGGCTCTACTGATCCGATTATTCATACTGTTACACCTAGTGCTACTGGTATTCCTGCATTTGATATATTTGTTAGACATTATACTGATACAGGATACCAGTACAAAATATCTGGTGCAGTGATGAATTCGTTGCGGGTATCTCTTGCAACAGATACACCGTGGTCAGGTACGATCGATTGGATAGGTTTATCTTGGGCAGAAGATTCTACTGATTTGAGTACATTGGATTACGATATTGAATCTGAGAGTGTGGATATTATATTCCAGCCACATCTGAAAACATTTACAATGGGTTCGGTTGATATGTTGAACTATACAACTTCTCTAGAGTTTACGATTGCTAATAATATCGAAGCAGATAGGTTCAAGTTAGATGGTAGTGGAAGGTTTGCAGTATTACCTGGTGATTTGGAAATAACGGGAACACTTACGGTGATAATGCCCGAGAGTACTGATTCTCTTGGATCAACATTGAAGAGTTTGGATGTAGGCGATACGTTGAATACTATAACTATTGAATATGCAAATACAGATGAAGGGCAGTCAGCGGATGACAGTGTAAAAATAGAATTGCAAAATATTTACGTAACAGGGCTGGCACACGATGTAACAAGTCGTGGAGCGATAGAATTCCGTATTGATTTCATGTGTGTAAAAGATGGAAGTACCGAGCCAATTGTAGTAACTGCAACCAATGGTGTAATTAGAACGGATGAACGGTTTGTAGTTGATGCTGCATGATAAATTGATCCCAGCGGGTTGACTCCCGCTGGGTTTTATGTTATAATTAACTTGATGTTTATAAAATTTGAAGGAGGTTAGAAGATGAGTCTATTTGAAATCAAAACTGTAAAGTTTTTTGTCCAGGAAGACGGATCAATAAGTTTGGACGAAAGGACTCCAACATGGATAGAAGTTAAAGCTACTCTTCCATACAACGACTTGAGAAGGTATTACCGCAAACAGTTTGAGTATGTGGATATTTCTGATCCTTCCAGACCGAAGATAAAACCAAATTATATGGATGCAGATAAGTTTTTGCTTAAGCTAGCTATCGTTAATTGGAGTGAAGAAGCCGAAGTGAACGATGAAAATATCGACAAACTTCCTGGAAATCTGGTAACTGCGTTGGTGGATGAACTAAAGAGAATGTATGGTATCACTCAAACGGAAGAAGAAGTGAATGAAGTTATTGGTGAATGATAAGATACAATGGTGTTAGGTTAGTGGTGGTGCTCTAATGTGATTGTGCATTTTACCACCTCTTATCTTCATGAAATACCACCCCCACGGGGAGCAAAAGCTCCCCGTTTTAAGTATAAGGAGTGAACATTATGTGGTTTGATGCTCCAGTACGATTATATATTTCTGATAAAGATATATCAACCGATCCAATATCAGATTTATGGATTGAAGTAAAGGGAGATATTACATATGGTGAATTTTTACACATTACTTCGATGCGTACACATGCAGTGCAGGAATATGTAGATAAAGGTAAAGTTTCACTTGGTATATTTCAGAACGAAATTTTACTTGATATTGGCATTTCTGGTTGGAGCTTAGGCGAGCCTTATTCATCTAATCATCTTAAAATGTTACCTTACCCAGTTGTGTTTAAGATTATAGGGTTTATGGAAAAGCATTTCTGGATATCTGATCGGTCAGTACTTGATGAATATACACAAGTAGTAGAGAAAACTTTACGTGGAGCGTATCAAACTGAATTACGTGTATATCAGAATCCTAAGCATTTCGAGCGGCTACCACCAAAAGATCAAGAGTTTTTGGTAAAGAAAGTTTCTGAATATTTAAAATATCAAGACGTGATAAATATAGCAACATTGTGTATACATACAGAAGGTTTTGGTGCAGTGAATGTAGGAGTGTTACCTTATGCTGGCGGGATATTGAATCAGCCTTCGAAGTTATGGCGTATGATATTGATTTATCGAGATTTACTTATTGATAAGATCAAAAGAGAGAAGGATCGAAAGTAATGAACTCCCAGTAAAGGGGGTTTTTAAATGGATCACTCTATTCTCATTTCGATAAGAGCTACCACTGAGGAAGCTACAAGAGAAGTAGCTCATTTTGCATCGTCTATTGTTCGAGCTTTACGTGAAGTACAACAGAATGCTGAAGCTGCTTCACGTTCTTTATCCAAGCTGCCAGAAGATTTGTTCCGATTTTATCGTGGTCTTGCGTCTGGTTCGAAGCAAGCGATAAAGGCACTAGAGCAGATGCAACGTTTAGGTATAGATATATCACAAATGAATCGACAGATGTATCGTGCTATACGTATATGGGCAAAAGAAGTACAACAATTATCAGCTCAATATACGGGATTAGGACGAGCATTAGCGTATACATATACTCAAATGACCAGTTTACCTCGACTGGTTATGAGCGGATATAAGTTGGCATATAATGCTATTGCCAAGATAGTTATTGTTTTGAACATGATCCGTACAGTGGTAAAAACAGTAGGACGTGTTTTCTGGAACATGCTAATCTTACCTTTCAAATCTTTAGAATTCTTAGCTAGCGGTTTACGGCGTACATTGTTTGGTATTTATAACTTGTTTGCCACGTTGCAGTATCAGCTCTTTATGCAGTTCATGAATTATTGGAT